AACGCCATCGCCATCGAGTTCGTGCTGAACGAAAGCCGGAAAACCCGGCTCGGTCCAGAAAGCGCCACACGATGCGACGCCCCCGCTTGAGGCCCATGAGCCACTTGAGGTCGGCATCCTCGTTATCCTGCGCCAGTTTGGTGCGCAGGTCGGTGTCGGCCTTCGCACGTTCCTGACTGCAGATGTCGGTCGGGTCGTAGTTGTCCACGGTCACACTATATGCGCAGGCGTTTGGGGTACGTGCACCGCTCACGGCTTCCCATCGATCCTGTCGGAAGGCATATTAGGTGTAACCGCTGAAGGCGCGAGTCACGTCGGTAAGCGCGTTTTGCTTGCTGGTATCGATGCTGCCCAGCTTTTGCGCAGTATCGGCACCCTGGTTGAGCAGAGCGGCTTGCTGCTGCGCTTCAGACGCATCGGCGCGCTGCTGGCGGATCAACGCCACCTTGTCACCCGGTACGATCAACTCCGGGTCAATGCCCAACATGTCGGCGTACGCGTCGGCCCAGCGGTCAGCGTCAAGCTTGTCGAGAACTTCAGGCTTCATCTGCGCGATAGCGCCCAGGTTGCCCACGAAGCGATCTACCGAATTGGTGGCGATAGCTCGCTGCGCCTGGGCCAGCATGCTGACAAACTCAACGTTTAGTTCGATACCCTGCAATTCCTCGGGCGGGGGTGGCACGATGCCGGCTTCGACCATGCGCGAAAAAGTCATGTCGATGAGCGGGTCGAGGATTTCGTTGTGCATGCGTTCGAGCACCGGCCCCAGCATGAGCAGCTTTTCTTCGTGCCGTTCGGCCACCTCGGTGGCGGTCATTTGCGGATTGGTGCCGGTGGCGAGCATGAGGAACAGGTCGGCGTAGAAACCGCCCTTGATGCGCTCGCGCACGTCCTGGATGTCGGCCAGCAGATGCGACAGGTCGATGTTCACCTCGAAGGCCGGGCGGATACCGCCGTTGGGGGCGGCCACGTCGAAGAAGGAAATGCCGCCCGGCAGGGTATCCACGTCGCGCGACTTCATGGACGTGGGGACCTGCAGCGGGGGCCTGGTCTTGTAGTCGATGCCCTGGGCCTTGCGGAGTTGCTCGTGCTGCAGCTGCTTGATGTCGCCGAGCACTTCCATAGCTGGACTGTTGCCGTAAATGTCGCCACCGACCACGGCCCAGCGCGGGCACAAGGCCGGAAATTCCTTGAAGCCGGACTCGCGGAGGATCTCGTCTTCGCTGCCACCCGGTTCGAAATAGACCGACTTCCACGCCATGTTGCGGTCGTCGCGCTTGCTCAAATCGCGGTCGGCGCGGGGCTCGATGGCCTGCATGATCGTGACCCACTGTTCCAGGGCGCCACGGTCGAACAGGTTTTGCACCATGGTGCTGCAATTGTCGCGGCCGAACTCGCGCACCATTTGTGCGACGGTCATTTGAAATTGCCGGTACAGGGTGTCGATCTTGTCCCGGCTGTTTGCGGCGAGGGCGTACTCGCCGGCGGTCAAGACAGAGTGGTGGATAACGGTATCGAAGTCAGCCAGCACGATGCTGCTGGCGGTGCCGAAGGCGCCCAGTTCTTCGTACATCGAATGCAGGGAGCGGTAGGTGTTCGACTTGGCAAACACCATTTGCATGAGGCGGGTCACATCGGACAGCCACGTCTTGATGGCGGCCGACTCGTCTATCTGCGGGTTGGACGTGGTGAGGCGGAACCAGGGTCGGGCCGGGCTGGTCATGCCGGCCATCATACCGGAAGCGAGTACGCGTAGCGCGCGAGTTCCGGTGCTGTCAAAAATCGCATTGTGTTTTTTGTCACCTTTGTTCCTATCGGTGACAAGGAACCGCCCGGAACGTGGCAGCAGATTCTCCCAATCTCGCGCCAGTGGGTTATCCACGAGGCGCGTTCGTTGGTAAGTTGCCCCCAGCGAGAGAGAAGTAGCTTACGTTTTGAAATCTCAGGCATACGCCGCCGGCTCCTGTTTGTTCAAGCGAATCGGGGAACCACGATTACTTGCCCAAAAGCGTATTACGCCCAAGAGTGAGGGTAGCAGGATCAACCCCTTGAGCCCCTGTCAGCATGGTGCCAGAGGTGCCGCCCCTGCCGGCCTGGGTTGCCGCGTCAAGGATTGCGCCCGTATCGGGCTTTTTCTGGTTGGCGCGGTTGGTCGCTTGGTCGGCGGCCTTCTCCTGCTTCCTGGCGTTGGCTTCGGCCTGTTTCTGCGCGTTCTGGACCGCTTCTTTCTGGTCTTGGCCGTTCTTGTAAGACACGTAAGCCCCTGCTACGGCGGCTGCCGCCATGACTATGCTGGAGAGTGCTGCCATTCAATTCACCCTTTTGACGTGAGAGCGTTCTATCGCGAGGTATCCGAGATTTTCAAGAAGTCGCCCTGCTGGAGTCTCACCGTTGATTATCAGGTCTGACAAACTAACCATCGCCGCGCCTTTATCCTTCGCCCACTGCTCGAAGGATCTCAGCAGCTTGACGCCGGCCATACCGCCTCTGTGTTCTTCGCTAACCCACCAGGCAAATTCGGTAGCCGACAGGCACGTCGGCACAAACCAAAGCGGGGAAAGCGCGCCGACGATTCCACCGATAACTTCCCCGTCGATAACAGCCACCAAACACACCCCGACCTCTGCGTCGATGAGTGCGGTAATGCTGGCGCGGGCCGTGTCACGGTCGAAAATTGCAAACTGCGCGAAGCGAGAAAACGAAAAGAACTTTTCGCCCATGGCAAGCAGGTATTCTAGGTCGTCGTGAGTCGCGGGGCGGATTTGGCACATGCGCACAGACTATGCTTGGCGTTTCCCGGTACGTGCACCCGTTCGTCGGGAATCAACCAGTGGCGTACGGATCGTAATCGCGCGGGTTCTTTCCACCGATGGCGGCAATGTCTCGGTATTTTGGCGTATCCATCAGCGCCAGAACGTAGGCGCTGCCGAAATCAGGCGAGCGCCCGATCTTGGCCAGAATCTCCTCACGGCTGGCCACCTGTATCACCGACCCGGACAGAGACCACGTCGGCGCGCACAGATCGGCCAGCAAACGCGCATCGGGCGGGAGCACGATGCCGACATTGTTCGCCGGGTCAAGCGCCTCTCGCATCCGCCACCACAGCTCGCTGCGCTGATTTTTGAACCGTAACCGTCCGGACCGGTCGGTGCTCGTCGCCGACTCGCTGACGTTGACCCCGATCACCTGCTGCCTGGCATCGCTCAGAAAATCGTACGGCGACGACCCGACTCCGATCACGTCGATGTGGATCACCGCCGCGTCACGCTTGGCGGCGATCGTCAGCCCGGCGACGCTTGGCCCATCTGGCGTCGCACTGCCGGGATAGATCAATGGCACATCGAACCACGTGCCATGCCGGCGGGCAATGATCGTCAAGTCGCGCCCCCCGCGCGCCACATCGACGCCCAGAGAATCCATGTGCGGCAGCTTGTCTGGCCGCTTCCATCGCGCTTGCGCCGCTTCTACCCAGGCGGTTGGGATCACTTGCCACGGGTTATCTTCGATGCCGGCCTGAAAATCCCCGTTCAGCATCTGCGAGCGCAGCGGATCGGGCAGCGATTGCAAAGTCGCAAGATATCCAGTGCCCATCAGGTATGGATTGTCGGAAACGCGAGATGGGATGAACGTGCGGCTCGTCGGCAGAATACTTTCGGCGCCGTGCCGGATGATCGATCCATCCGGCACCGCTTCCTCTTTTCCATCGATCATGGCATACCAGCGCAGCTCGCCGGGAACTGCCGGGTGCGGGTGTTTCTGGTCCAGCCATGGCGCGAAAAACCCGACTACCCACCGACCTTCTGCGCTCGTCGGCGGGTTGAAGGTCATCAGCACCCGGCACCTCTGATGCGCGCGCGCGGTGCGCAACCAGCCCATCAAAAAGCGCACCGCAGATTCGCGCATATTGCTGGCTTCGTCGTACACGATCAGATCGTGATCGCGTCCCTGGTATTTCGTCTCGTCCCCAGGGTTCGGGAAGCTCCCAAGCTCGATCTGGCGCGACACTCCACGCGGGGACTCCAGCCGCCAGATGCGATCTGACCCGTTGAACCCATCGCGACTGCCGAGTACGCGCGTAATCTCGTCGATCACGCCGGCCAGCTCGGTACCGTGCTGGCGGTAAATGATCGACTTGCGATGCTGCGTCAGCGCCAGCCCGACAGCCAGCGCGCTTTCCCGCCTCCGGCCGCGCCACCAAAGCCGGTGATATCCGCCGCCGTGCTGTATGCCTGCTCCTGCGGGCCAGGCAACGGCAGCCATGCAGGAGCCGAGCGCAGAAGATCATCCAGATTAGCGATTTCTCCAGCGGTCAGGAACGGCAGCAGTTGCGCAATCTGCTGCGGGCTATAGCGGGGGAGATTCGGAGTCTGTCGCATTGGCCTTGCTCATCCTCTGTTGAGCCAGCGCCAGCAGCCCAGCCAGCCTGGCGGCCCGGTCCGCGTCGCTAATCTCCACCGGTCCGCCATCAGCTCCGGTCATCTCCAGGCGCGAGTTGTCGCGGTACTTCTCCGGCATAGCGCCCTTGAGCAGGAAGATCAACAACGTATCGCTGTACCTGCGCACGACCCCGCAGGGCTCTCCCCTGTGAAACACCGGATCATCGACGCCTTCATGAGCACGCCGAATCGCCTCGTCCTCTAGCGCTTCGGCGCCTATTTTCTTGGCCTTTTCCCACTCATCGGCGAATTTCGGCCTTGCCTTACGATAGCGATAGGCAGTCAGTCGGGACATACCTGATATCTCGCAGGCCCGCGAGACATTCCCGCATTCCGATAGCGCAACGAGGAAATCCGCCATTTTTTTGCTGTATCAGACCCGTTATTCATCTTCCACTCTCTTGAACCGAACAGCATACGCTGTTCTCCGCTCATACCTGCAGATCATCGCTATACACGATTTGCTGACCTCGAATTTATCGGCAATCCTCGCATACCCCATGCCGCAATCATGCAGCGAGCGGACCATCTCTACCTCGTGGTTACTCAACTTCGAATTGTGATGGTCCTCCCCGCATCGCTGATTTTTTTCCGATATAGATATCAACATCGGTCCATCCCATCTGAAAAAGTCAGTAAATGTCGCCTTGACCTTATCTATAGCGAGATCAATGGCCCTCTCGCGGGGTCTAGGATCAGAGCTATTGTAGTCCTTTTTCGACATCCAACTTATCACCTCACCCCCACGCCATCCGCGACGTTCG